CACGTTCTTGATGCCGCTCCAGGCATCCGAAGCACCACGCTTCAGATTTGCCCAGAAGTTGGAGAAGAAACCGGAAATCGGCTGGATCACATAGGTCTTAAACCAGTTTCCCGCCGGTGCGAAAATGGTCTTGATGCCGTTCCACAGGCTTTTCAGGATCTTCGGCATATCCGCCGAAATGCCCTTCAGGATGTTGTACACCAGCGTTGCGGCGGCGCTCAGGGCCTTGCCAAGAAGCTGGAAGAACGTGACGGCGAGGGACTTGAAATCAATTCCCTTCACCAGCTTCACAAAGTTGTTCCACAGGTCGCTTCCCAGCTGCGCCCAGTCGATGCCGTCAATCCATGCCCCGATGTTTGCGAAGGCCCCCAGGAAGAAGTCCCGGATGCTGGTTCCCACCAGGCTCCAGTCAAGGCTCTGCACAGCACCGATAATCAGAGAGGGAAGAATCAGGAACTTTTCTGTCCACAGTCCGCCCACGGAGGCGAAATCCACTTGCTCCATGATTCCGTTCAGTCCGGCGGCAAGGGTCGCACCGATGTTCACAAAATCGATGCCGTTCACCAGGTTGTAAAGGGTCACAACACCGGCGTTGATCCAGTAGCCCACCGTGCTGCCGAAGTCGTGCCATTTCTTCGGGTCGAACACGCTGTTGATCTTGTCCGCCACCAGCTTGCCCAGCCCGGCCCAGTCCCCGGCGTTGAAGGCGTCCTTCAGCTGTTGGGCGAAGTCGGAAACACCGGGGTCAAATTCCGTGGTGTTCTCAAACATCCCGCCGTAGTTGGGAGTGCTGGCCCCGCCGGAGCTTCTGCCGCTGTCGGAGTCGTTGAATACATGAAGCTCGTCGAAGCCGAGGGTGTAGTCCCGCAGCTTCTTCATGGCCTTCCCGGCCTTGTCCGTGGCTTCTCCGTACTTTGTGGCCCCCTTGATGGCCCTTGTCCAGTAGGTAGCCCCGGCAATCTTGGCGAACAGCTGGTTCAGCACGTTGATGACCGCAACCACCTTGTCCACCACGATTTCCAGAATCGGGACCAGGGCGTTCACCAGCGGAGCAATCATGGCGGCGATGGAGTTTTTGAAGTAAAGCATGGAGCTTGCCGCTCTGTCCATCGAACTGGCGAATTCTCCGCCGAAGCCGTCCGACCAGGCATAGAGATTATTCACGCCCTCCTTGAAGGCCTGTGCGATGGCCTTGATTAAGGCACGGATGGTCCGGTACAGCATAATCCGCCGGAAGGTTCCCAGCAGTCCGCTCAGTTTTTTATGGAAGCCCGTCACAGCGGAGGCGGCATCCCGGAAGGGCTTGGTCAAGGCGTTGCCGCCGATGGTCAGAGCCTGTTTTCCGATGTTCCGCAGCCCTGTCGCAACAGACCCGGACACAGCTCTCAGCCGCTCCAGAACACTGCTGAGAAAGGCAAATCGGCTGGCGGCGTTGTCTGCTTCCTCCCCGGCCCGTCTCGCTCCTTCGCCGACATCGCTTGTCCCGCTGTCTGCGGCTCCGCCGTTCCCGGCAGAGGTGGGCGTGGTCTGCTGAACCGTCGGGACACGGATGGTTCCGCCGATCCGCAGTCCGTTCAGCCGCTGGAGGGCATCCGCTGTCCGCTCCAGATTCTGCACGTTTTCTGCGGTAAAGGAATTACAGGAGTTTGCGATGTCCTGAAGCCTCGTGGACAGACTGGGATTGATTTTTACGTTGCTGACGTTCCGCAGGGCCTCCATCGCCGAAGCGGCCTTCTGGATGGGGTCCACGGCTCCCTTCAGGTCAGAGGCGGCGGAGGTCAGTTCGTGAAGTCTTGTTACCAGAGTCTGAACACCTTTGCCGGAGAACTTGTTCATAGTGTCCTTCAGCTTTTTCAGATCATCGTTCAGGCTCTTCAGTTTCGATGCGGCGTTGTCGGCAGCAGCCGTAATCTCAATCTGCATCTGGTCAATGTCAACTGCCATACAACCACCTCCTTACGGTTTTCCCCAGTTCTTGCCAGCCTCCACCATCTGCATCATGTACAGTCTGGCAAAGGCCTTCTGCTGTTCTTTGGTTTGCTTCTTCAGTTCCCGTTCTTCAGTCAGAATCGGCTTCTCCGGGTACTTCTCAGGCTGAGTCCCCTTCGCCCGGAAGGCGTTGCCGATGGTGCTTTCAATGGCCTTCTTGACATACAGTCCGTTCAGCCACGCGTCCGTGTCGGCCCGCTCCCTGCGAAGCTGGTCTGCCTTGTAAAAAGCCCGTACCATCAGCGGATCGTCATACCAATACTGTTCGTAAGTCATGCCGATTGCCAGATAGTACGGGCAGTCACGTTCAAATATTTCGGTGCATGACAGTGGTCTGTCTTCGCTTACAGTTCCACTGTCACCGCTCCGTTTTTTTCCAGTTCCTCGTCTTCCTGGAGGTTGTTGCTCATCTGGGCTTGCTGATACAGCAGAACCAGCCGCTCCAGCAGTTTGGGACTCAGACCGCCCATCTTCTCCAGCAGCTTGTCGCTCTGCTGACGGGACACGCTCTTGTGGTTCTTGCGGAAGGCGTAGTAGAAGAGTTCGGGAACCTTGGTTGCCACGTACTTCTGCACGTCCTCCAGCACGAACTCACGCTGCTCGGCAAACTTGACGGAATCCCGGCTGAAGTCCAGCTCGTAGACCTCGCCGCTTTCCTTGTCCGTCAGGCGGACGGATTTGATTCGTTCCATGTGACCTCCTGTCAGGTGGTGGGCTTGGCAGCCATAACAGGCGCACCAGTCGGTGTGATGTACAGCGTGGTTTCAGCCATGCCGCCCACAGCGGCCTCGTTCAGACCGATGGAAGACGGGTCACCAGTGAAGTAGACCGCCTGGGCCAGATGGGGGTGAACCACGCAGAACCATACCTTCTTTCCCGCCTCCACGGTGGTGTCGAAGGTGGACAGCAGGGTCTGCCAGATGGTCACCAGATCGTCGGTCATGTTGGCGTTGTACTCCAGCGCACCGCCCAGATCCTTCAGGCCCTTGACGTAGGTCTTGTACTCGGTCTCGTCCAGGGTGGTGGACTCAATGGTTTCGGGGGCGGGGTTGAAGGAGGGCATGGACTTGATTTCGGGAATCTTGGTATAACCGGAGGTAGGTCTGGTTCCGGCAGTCGCTTCAGCGGCGTATCCAAGCCACATACCAGCGGTGGAAAATCTTTCAGACATATTCGCTTCTCCTTTACAGATTTGTCATTCCGAGTGAAGCGAGGAATCCGTTTTCCCCTTCCACCCGTAGCGGCGCACAGTGTGCGCCATATTCAGCCTGTCAGTACTGATACTGATAGATCAGATAGTGATTGTCACCGTCCGGCCCGACAACAGCCGCATACCGGGCCACGATGCGGTAAATCCTTGAATTCGACAGATTCGGAACCTGATCCCGCATGATCCGGGTGAAGCCCCGGCTGGTGAAGGCCTCGTCGATCAGATTGGAGATGGCTTTTGCCTCCTCCTTCCTCACAGCGGCCTTGTTGGAAAACACGTTCACCTGGTACATCACCACGGCGGCGTTCTCGATGTTTTCGGTACGCATCCGCTGAAGAATGCTGTTGTCCGCCTCCACCACCGTCACGGCAGGGAAGGAGGCCGGAAGCTCTGTGTATTCCCCGGAAACATCCGCCTCCGGGTATTCCTCCAGAACAGCCTTTGTGACCATCTCGATCACATCGTTTTCAATGTCAATCAAGGGTCACACCTCCCTCACGTGCCGGACTGGTCGGCGGCGAAGACCTCCCGCACCGTCCGTTCGATTGCCGCCCGGATGTCCTTTGCGGCGTTGTACATCATCATCCCAGGCGGGTTGCCGATGCTGTGCCGTCCGTGTCCTCCCGGCAGATACCAGCCGGTTGGGTCGTTCCAGTGTCCCTTTCCGTCAGGATAGGTTCCCGGCCCCATGCCGAACTCGTCTGCCCGTGGGTGTCCGTAACCGAGGCGAACGCCAGCACCGAACTCCAGAATCAGGGCCGTCTCGCCGTCCGCCACAATCCGGTATCCGTTTTCGATTTCCTCTACCCGGATGTCGCAGTCCACATCGCCCACATAGTAGCCCTTTGCGAAGTTCAGCGTAACCTTTGCCGTGTTCATGCCAAGGTTCGCCAGCCTCTCGCACAGCAGTTTGCACTTGGCTTGCAGACTGTCCCGGTAGGCATTGATCTGCCCCATAGCGGCGTCGATGGAATCCACGCTCAAGGACATCTTGATGGTCTTCGGCATTCAGATCACCTTTCGCTTCCAGCCAGCCCAGCTGTCATTCCGAGCAGAGCGAGGAATCCGTCTCCAAAAGAACCATTCCCCGCATCCTATCTTACCTTGACCTTGCTGATGGCGATTGACACGCTGTTGATGGATTTACTCACCCGTCTGACGATGTAGTCGTACAGAGGAATCTGATAATCCTCCAATACGACTTCCCCATCGCCCAGGACAGTCCCGGTCTCCTCCAGCACACGATAGCTTTCGTCGCTGAATTCCACGGACTTGTCCACAAACAGCACTGTTGACTCGTCAATCGGACAGCTCACATCCTCTGTCACGATGACTTTGTCATAGTCTGTCAGATCGCCGAACTGCTCCGTCTGGGCAAAACCGGATGCCGGGGACACATTGGCCCGCATTGCTACGGGTTCTCCGTACAGGGGGATCTTGCTCCCCGTTCGGTTCCCGTTTTCGTCCACCACGGGAGCGGAGGTCGACAGGAGCAGACAGTAGGAAAACCCGCTGTGGTTCCGTTTCAGCGTTCTCATCCAGCCACCCCGCAGTAGGGCGTGATTTCAGCCAGCAAATCCTTACTGACCCATCCAGCCGTGTAGGTCCGTGAGATGCCGTTCTCGCTGTGGGCGGTTTCGCCCTCGGCTCCACGCTTGTTGTACAGATCCAGAGCAATGCGGATCTGCAAGCCCTTGTAGCGGTCTTCCACATCGTCGGGCCATTCAGAATTGGGAAAGCGGACGGACAGGATGATTTCCCCGGCGGTATCCAGCAGATCGTTCAGCAGATCCTCGTCGGTTTCGCCTGTCCGCTTTTTCATGCGTTCCAGTGCGGTCATGTCCGCCGCCTCCTTTCAGGCCTTCCGGCCCCGTTTCTTCGCAGTCTTCCTGAGTTCCTCCGTAGGGGACGGGTCTTCCGTCCCGCCTCTGTCATTCTGAGCGGAGGCTTCAGCCGGAGCCGAAGAATCCGTTTCCTCGTCTCTGTAGCGGCGGTCAGCGACCGCCATTTTTTCTTCCTCCACCGTCTCAACCAGCCCCGGCAGGGCGGAGTGGTCCTCAACATCGAAGACCTCCCCGGCCCTGTGCCAGCCGCCGCAGTTGACCCAGCAGAGCGCCCGGACCTTCATCAGGAGATGACCTTCAGCAGGGCGAAGGAATCCATCCGCTCAAAGCTGGGCAGCACGATCTCGGAGGCGAAGGTGTTCACGTTGACGGGATGCTTGTCGATGATCTGGGTCAGAGCCACGCCGGTGTTGACAATGGAGACGGAGGCGTCGGTCTTGCCCATCAGGTCGGCCTCTTCGGGGGTGGTTCCGTACCAGGTCTTGCCCAGCGGGGTCTCCGGCAGCAGGGCCACGTAGCCGTTGGGAACGAACTTGGCGGACACGCCGTCCTCGTCGGCGTACTGCTTGTCGTACTCGATCACGGTCACATCCAGCAGATCCTTCACGATGCGCTTCACATCCGCGTCGGAGATGAAGCCCACAGCCAGACCGCTGGTGGACAGGAAGCGGTTGCGGACAGCCTCGGACTTGCTCAGAAGGCCGAAGGTGTAGCCGTTCATGATGGCAATGGTCAGCTCCTCGCCGGTCTTGGCCCGGACGGCATCCTTGGCGGTCTTGATGGCCTCGAAGGGGTCGCAGGTCAGGGGGGCAGTCCACAGGGCATCGCCGGACAGGGCGAAGTAGTTGCTGGCCTTCCAGGTGCCGTTGGGGTCGTAGTTGTAGGTGTAGTTCACGCCGTTGGCGGCGAAGCTGATACCCACGTTGCCGTTCGCAGGGAACAGCAGCTGCATACGCATCCGTTCGGGAACCACGTTGGCTCCGTCGATCAGGTTGGCGGCATCGTCGAAGAGCCGGGAGATGATGGCGGAGGCGTAGGGATCCTTGGCGTCGCTCACCCGCAGAAGCTCCTGGCGGTCACGCTCCTTGATCTTGAAGCCTTCCCGGAAGAAGGGCATCTCGGTCTCGGTCTTGGTGAAGCCGGGGCGGTCACGGAAGGTGGCCTTGGCGTCAAAGGCGGAGGGCATCAGGGAGATGGGAACGCCGGAAGCCCCGTGGAACCAGCTCAGATCCAGTCCGGCCTTCTTGGCGGAGGGGAAGAGGGAAGCACCCAGATAGGGGATCCTGTTGGAGGCGGTCTCAGTCCAGTAGGCCGCAATGGCGGCAGGGGAGAAGAAGTCCAGTACGTTCATTGTGTTACCTCCTTATCAGTCGTTCACACCGATGTTGGTGCGGAAGACAATGCCGGGAAGGGCAGAGTACAGGGCAGAAGCGTAGGTAACGCCGCTGTGGGCCTGGGCCTTGGTGCTGTCGATGATGCCCTGCACCACGACGGCAGCGTTGGGGTTCTCGGCAGGGTAGACATCGTACAGGAGGATGCCCACAGCCCCGGAGCCGGTGGTGGAAGCGCCGGCGGCAGTCAGGGGGGTTCCGGCTTTAACCACATTGCCGCTGGCAGGGGCCGCAACCTTGATGGGAATCGCCTGATAATCCTTGGAAGCCAGGATCTCAACGGTTCCGCCGATAGAAACAGTTTCCATTTTCATGTGCGTGTTCTCCTTTTCAGATTTTTAAGAGTAGTACTTCAGAGTGTCGTTCAGTGCCTTGCCGCCGTCGGTTCTCGCTTTGGCCTGTGCCTTGGCGAACTCCACTGCGGCATCCGCTCCTTTGCCGTCACCGCCGCCGGGATGGGGGTCACCCTTCATCAGTTCTTCCTTAATCTTGGCGGTCAGGCCTTCCTGATGCTTCTTTCCGTTGGCGAGGACGATGTCCATCTTTCCTTCAGCCATAGCTTCGGCGGTCTCCTGGGCCAGCTTTTCGTCATAGCCCAGAGCGATGTAGCTGGTCTTGTAGCTGTTGATGGTGAGCTGTTTCTGGGCGGTCTCAAACTTTCCCTTCCAGTCCGCAATCTCAGCATCCTTTGCGGCATCCTGTGCGGCCCGGTCAGCGGCGGTCTTCTCCTCCTCGGTCAGCTTGCCCCTATACTTCTTGTTCAGATCAGCCAGTTCCGTCAGCTTGGCGTCCAGGGTGGATTTGGGAACCCATTTGGACTTGTCCATCTCCTCCGGGATCTCCAGACCCAGCAGGGCAGTCAGCTTCTGCTCGGCAGTCATGGAGTCGAACCCTTCGATCTTTGCGGTGTCAATGTGCGGCATAAGCGGCTCCTTTCTGTGTTTTATAGACTTCTCTGTCTGTCAGTTTGTGTTTGTAGGCTTCTCTGCCATTGAAATGTGTGTTTTTAAGACTTCTCTGTCTTTGCCTTTGTGTTTTAAGGACTTCTCTGTCCGGTCATGGAGCAGATTACGGGAATCGAACCCGTACTCACTGCTTGGAAGGCAGTTGTACTCGCCGTTATACGAAATCTGCAAATATATAAGGTTGGCGGTTGTAAAACGTCCACCGATGCAAGCACCGGCGGTTTGGAACTGAGCCGCCGCAGTTTATGAAAAAGGAGGTTATTATGAACGACAACCCGGAAGGCGAACCGAGTTGCTTCGGTCAATTTGTCACTTGCTGTTTTCTGGAACGTCTGCGTAGATCCTGACATAATCGTCTTCGTCATAAACCATACAGGAAACTTCGCCGTAAGTCAGAGCATCGTATACCCCTTCTTGGGATGTATCGTTCGGCTCCGTATATCTGCACGAAAACACAAACCCTTCGGAACCCGTGTAGACCTTTGTCATCGTCAGCGGATAACGGATGATCTCGTTGTCTTCCGATGTCACTTCATAGTAGGCGTTAATCGGAATTCCGTCCTCATACGCTGTCATAATTTCTCGACAAGGAACACTGCAAAATGCGCTGCCTCCGGCTGTTCCCGTGAATTTGACTGTAAGCGGCTTCACCCAGACGGCGGTTTCGTTTGAGATGGCCCGAAGGTAACCGCCGACAACGTATTGGTTCGGATGCGGAACCCCCATGAAAACATCCCTGAACTTTTCCAGGTATCGCTCCAGTCTGGTCAGCGGTGTGATGCTGATGTTCAACGCCTCCGGGTCCTTTACGATTTTCCCCAGAAACGCTTCAAATCTTGTCCAAGGCTTCATAGGCTTCTCTCCTTTATGCCGGAACCAGCCAGCATCTGCACCGAACGTGCGGTTTGTCGGGAACGTGGTCGATGTCAAAAACGGATCCGTTCAGGTCCTTGCAGTCCTCACAGACACGCTCGTCTCCGCTGGTGACCCACCGCACCTTCTTCACGCCCCTGTCCTTCATGGCTTGCAGGGCAGCTTCGTCGGACACAATGTCGATGTAGAATCCTGTTTGCTGGCTCCAGTACCGCATGGCCCGGTCAAACTCCAGGTTCTTACTTGCCCTGCCGTCAGCCGCAAGGACGGACTCAATCGCCCGGTCACGTTTCCGCAGGGACTCCGTTTCCCATGCGTACTTCGTCAGAGGATTCGGTTCGGACAGCAGCTTCGTGATGTACAGTTCCGCAAGTTCGTCAACCGTGTCCTCCAGGTCGGTTTCCTTTCCGTCAAGGAATTGGAAGACCTCCGTGTACCGACTCGCCCACAGGCTCAGAAACTGCCGCCTGTTGGATTCCATCAGATCGTCGTACAGTTCCGTGAAGGTTCTGTACACGTTCAGTTCGTCAAATTTCAACTGTCCGGCCTTCCGTCTCGCCCGGTCAAACAGGCGGACGGTCACCCGGTTCAGATTCAGAATGGCCCTGTCAGCCAGCCGATACGGCTCCGGGAAGCTCATTTGTCGGCCTCCCCGTCATTCCGAGCAGAGGCGTCAGCCGAAGTCGAGGAATCCGTTCCTCCCGCTCCGCCGTTCCTGTCAGTCAGGCGGTTCAGTTCCTCTTCCTGTTGCTTGATGCGTTCCTCGTGCCACTCCATGCCGTCCCGGTAAGCGGCCTCGTTGTCATCGAAGACCCCTGCGGCGGCGTAGGCGTGTTTCGGATGGATCCAGTCAGAGGCAAGCATCTCACAAAGAACCTGGACCTTGCTTTGGGTGTTCGCCAGCTTGGTGCGGAGGAACTCGCATTCAAAATCAGACAGTTTCGGCACATCCACCTTGCTTGTCCGGCAGATGTTCAGGACAATGCGGCAGAACTGCCGTTCAGAGCGGCGGAACATCGTCTCGGTTTCCTTTGCCCTGCTGGAGGCAGCCGCCCATCCGTCACGGAAGATGGTTGCGGTTCCGGTATCGCTGGTGGAGCTGCCGCCGTTCCTGTTGGGCATACCGCAGATTTCCAGATAGGCATCCGTCAGATCATCCACACGGGTCTGAACGCCGCTCTGGCTCAGTTCGGAGGAGACGCGGTAGACCTTCGCCTCCATGCCCTGCACCACCGTCTTGATCTTGATGGCCTTGCCGCCGATGGAGAGCTGGGCGTATTCTCCGTCAGCGATGTCGCAGTTCTGGAACACATCGAAGCCGTTGACAAAATCCTCCACGCTGTCCACAGCGTTGGATTCCAGCAGATTGATGTTGTTCAGAATGGAGATGACAGGCTCAAAGGCTCCCATCCGTGCCTCGTTGTTCAGATATTCCACCAGAGGAATGCCCTCCAGCTGGTGGTAGGTGACGGAGACAATCTTGTCACCCACGATCAGGAAGTGTTCCCGCTCCGTGTAAACGTCAGCAGTCTGCTCTTCCTGTTCGTTCACGCCCAGGATCACCCCGGCGAGGGGCTTTTCCCCGATGCCGTCGTGGTAGATCACAAAGGCCTTTTCGGGGTTCACGCTGTAGATCTCAAATGGGACCTCGCCGTCCTTGGATGCCAGCACCAGCCGTTCCGCCACGCCGCAGATGTGCATCCAGTCAATGACGGACTTGTCGTTGGCTTCCTTGTCCGCTCCCCGCATCATTTCATTCAGGGAGTTCACCAGTTTGGAAACCTTGTCATCTCCGTTGTGGCTGATGTACTGGACAGGCTCCTCTAACAGGAAGGAGGACTTGAAGGTGACGATCTCGTTGGCCCGGTTCACACAGCACTTTTCGTTGATGTTGTCCCGGACGATCTTCTCCTTGAAGCGGATGTCCTGTTGGCCCTTGTAGTACTTCCACAGATAGCGGATCTCAGCGGCATTCAGCCGATGCACCGCCAGGGCCTTGTTCAGAACATCCAGCACATTGTCCCGGTTGATGGAACGTGCGGCGGTCTTGATTTTTCTCCGTCCGGCAAGCCCATCCGCCGGGTATCTGTCAAAATATTGCACAGCGTACTTTTCCAGCATCAAAAGCCCTCCACACGCAGTTATGTATCATCGCCGTAGGGGCGGGCATTGCCCGTCCGCAATCCAGCAAAACAAAAAGCGAGACCAGTCCGTGCATCATTTGCAAAGTGCATTATTTGCACCGTGCATTCTTTGCACAAACTGACCTCGCTCGGCCCTTCCTGTCCACACGCTTGGGGCAGGGAACAGTATGCTTTTATGTGTCGATAGTCGATATACCGATGGTCGCTACATATTGCCTGTCAGGCCGTCGCTATACCTTGGAGACTCTGATCTCCTCTCTGCGCTGCCGCATCAGCTTCACGCCTTCCCGGACAGGGATGACCTCCACCCGGACTCCACGGCTGACGGACTCTTCAATTGCCCGGATCTGCTCCGGGGTCAGCTTCACAAGTTCAGTCATAGGCCCTCCATCCGCTTCTGTAGCGGCGAACAGCGTTCGCCACCCTTTACATTGCCCGGTAGCGGCGAACAGCGTTCGCCATATAACGGCAAATAGGTACAGTTTCGGTTTTCTCTACCCTGATTATACCATATCTTTTTTCAATTGTCAATAGCCTAAATATATTATCATAACACAAAAACTGCAAAAATGCAATAGGTATAAGAAAATGTTATTAGACTGCCTATCTCCTCCACCAAGGGCTGTCGAATACCTGGGCCTTGCTCATGGTGAAGGTCTCGGAGTAGTCGTAGAGCTGGGCCATCGCATCCGGCACATCGTCGTGCTTGTTTTTGCCGACAAGGGAATAGCTGGTCAGCATCCGCATGAACAGACGGTACTCCTTGTTCTTTTCAATGATGGAATTGTCCTTGAATAGACAGCGTTCCTTGACCCACGGGGCGGCTACCAGTATTTTAGTCTCCTTGTTTTGTGAGGTCCACTTTGTGCTGATCTTCGTCTTGCCGCCCTTTTCCTTCACCTCGTTCTGAACCTTCTCGGCGATCCGACCACCTGCGGCGTTGCTTTCAAACCGGGACATTTCCACTCCATGCTCCATCAGCTTCATCACAAGCCGTGTTTCCACAATGTCAGGTGCTGAGTTGTCGCATACCATGTCCTCAATGTAATAGTCCTGTCCGTACAGATAGGCGATGGGCATCACGCAGTAGTCGGAACCCCGGTCTTTCGTGTCGCAGACGGAGATGATGGCGTCAGGTTTTCCGTCAGGTAGTTCAAAGTACCGCCGCAGTTGCTCCTCCGGGTAAAGCTGGCCTTCCCGTTCAATGGGCTGGTTCATGTACAGTGCCAGCCATGACGGCTCGTCCATGATGTTGCGCTGTTGATGATAGAACTCTGTCGTGAACCCGGCCTCAATCGGGTAGTCAAAGTTGGATTCGTCATTTTCATCCAGGGCAGGGAGGACGATGAATTTCGACTTTCCGTTATCGCCGTATTCCTGTTCAAGTCTTCCGATGACATCATGAACAGACCAGCGTGTGGCGATGTGCAGTTCCGGGCAGTCACCGATTTTACGCTGCCGAAGGTCGGTCGTGTACAGTCCCCACAGTTTGTCCAGCCGTTCCTTTGACAGGGCGGTTTCCAGTCCGTCAACAAGGTCATCGCAGTACAGTAGATTTGCCGCTCTGACCTTACCAGCGTTGCCGGAGCCGACAGAGGTGTATTCCAGCGTGGTGAACCGCTTGACGGACTTTTCGCTCGTCCCAACGTCGATCATCAGGGTCTTAGCGTTGGTGGAGGTCACCTTCAGATCCGGGAAGATGTCCGTCCAGAGGTATTCTCCGCCGGGATCCAGCATCCGCAGACATTCCCCGTAGGTTCCGGCAAGGAAGTCCTTGTTGTGGGAGCCTGTCAGCATGGGCTTCTCCGGGTCACGCCCTGCCAGCCAGCAGAGATAGAACATTGCCAGCGTGGTATTGTGAGTGGGAAGCATGGACTTTCCAGCCAGGTACATTCCGTCACCTTCCACCGTGATGCTGTTGCCTTCCTTCGGCTCCACACGGGTAATGGACTTGATGGCGATTCTTCTCTGCGGGTGCGGATCATGGTTTTGCTTCCGTTCAAGAGCGCAGGGGATTTCCATGTCCGGGGTGAAGCTGATAATGTAAACGGGTTTCCGTCCGTGAACGCCGCTGGTGCTGACCTTCGGCTGTTGCATATTCAGACAAGTCCGCCAGCCGAAGGTGGCAATCAGGTCAAGGAAGTTCCGGGCCAGAACCATTTCCGTTGTGCTGAAGATGTACTTACTGCCCACCAGCGTTCCGTCGGTGTCCAGCAGTCCGGCAAGGAGCTGAAGCCGCTGTTCAACGCTTGCCGTCAGATAGTATTCCGGGATGTGCTTTGTTGTGTTCTTGTTTAGGCAGCACATTCCCATCTTCCTAAGGTTCTCACGGAAGCGAAATCTGTAATACATGACATGGGTTGTCTTGTGTTCGTTTGAAGAACCAACAGGCCAGCCGTGGTCAATCATGCGTTGAATAATCGGATAGTCGCACTTCGGATTTGCAATTCTCGGATCTGTGTTGTTTCCGTCACCGAGCCACACACCGAAGCAGTAGGGATCCAGCGGCAGTTCCTGTTCCCGTCCTTCCATCACGCCACGCTCCGGGAGAAGGAACATATAGCGGTGACCACGCTTGCCGGGAGTGCCTGTTTCCATCGTCTGTGCTTCGATTGCTTTTGTCTCCAAGGTCTGAAGCTGATGTGCATTCCTGTTGTAAACCATCCATTCATGGTTTTCGTGACACTGGATCTTCTCGCCGTTGGTGAACTCCACCAGGCAGTCCAGCATATACTTCTGGTGTACTGCGGTGACCTTCTTGTACCGCCCGTCAAGGCCCACAACCTCGTCACCGACCTTCAGATCACCGTGACATTTCCATCCGTCAGGGGTCATGATGGGGGTGTCATTTGTCAGGCTCTTGCCCGTCCCGGGCGGACAGCTCACGCAAAGCAAGCTGATTTTCCGTTCAGCCAGTTCTTGCATGGCCTTCACCACCACCAGAAGCTGTTTCCGGCGGGGCAGATAGAACTGCTTCTCAAAGGGCCGGTTCGCCTCCATGTACAGAATGAAGGAGTCGAACAGATCCGTTCCTTCCCAGCAGAGGATCTTCCGGTTCAGCTGGTAGGCATCTGTCTGGAACTTCACGTTCCCTGCGGCGCTGGCAATTCGGTTGCCGTCCCGGAGCTTCCGCTTCAGCAGGGCAGACAGATCGGTTCGTTTCCAGCCGTACCGCTTATCCCGTCCGGCAGTCTGTTCCTTTCTGCTTGCCTCGCTGACATTTCGTATCAGATCAAACAGATCCCGGTACGCTCCGATTTCACCGAGCCTCCTGTCAATGGCTGCCGTGATTGCCGACCAGAGCTGGTAGTCACTGGAGGTCTTAAAGTTCAAAGATACATCTTTTTCATTGATGCTGTCCATGTGTAACTCCTTTTTTAGATTTTCGGAATTTTTTGAAACGACACTTTTCAAACAAAAAGCATGGGCCAACAGACTACAAATGCAGTCCAAACAAAAAACGAGACCAACAGACTACAAGTGTAATCTGTCAGCCCCGTTTGGCTCTTCCATCGACCCGTTTGCCGATGGGCAACTATATTTATTTGTCAATCAGTGAAAATCAGCTGTTGTCAGTAAAAATCTGTGAACGCACCGTCCGTTCAGTGAATGCACTGTTGAATGTACTGTTCCGTCTGTTTAATGTGCTGTTTTACGCTTGTTGCACATTTTTCGGCGTTGGAATGTGCAGTAAAACACATTTTCTGCGTTGTTAAATGTGTGATTCATCACATTTTCTGCGTTTCCTTCCGTCAGACCGTCCGCAGTTCCCCCTCGCTGTAGGTGTCCTTCACGCAGTCATCGCACATGAAGAACTCCCCGTAGTCGGAGTTTTCCCGGATCAGTTTTGTTCCATAGAAGTTGCAGACCCCGGCATCGGAATCCAAGTGCGTACAGTTCGCATCGCAGTTGTGCCTGGAACCGTACCAGTAGGGAAGGGCGGTTCGCATCAGATCACCTCCAGTTTATTCCAGCACCACACGGAAGCTGTAGTCCTCCATACTGCCGCCGGTCACGCCGACCTCATGTTCCTCCGCCTCCTCCAGAGAAAGGAACCGATCCCACGCAGGGTTGCGGATCTCCTCGCCGTACTTGCGGTAGAAGTCCACGACTTTCTCCGCAGTCAGATGATTGACCTCCATTGCAAGCTGAAGCAAGTCAGCGGCGAAGTCCAGTTTACGATTCTTCATGACTTCCACCAGGTCCAGCAGACTGTGGTCC